ATGTACCTGACAATACACCTTCTGATGGTTTGGTTTATAAAGAGTTCAGAGGTATCTCACCAGCAACAATGGAGTTCTTTGGCGTAAAGACTAACGATCTAAAGCAGGTATACCCCTATCCTAATGGAACTAGCAAGGTTCGTATGCTACCTAAAGATTTTAGCCGTAACTCTGGATTTAAGGCAGATAGTCTATTTGGTAGTAACCTTTTCCCTGTTGGTTGCGCCCGTAAGGTTACTGTGTGTGAAGGTGAACTAGATGCCATGAGCGCCCATCAGATGCTCTCTGGGGGTGGTTATATTAACCCTGTGGTATCTCTACCATCAGCAAGCCCTAACGGTAAACTATGGGGGAATGCGTCAGCCTACTTAGATAGTTTCGACCAAATCATTCTGTCGGTTGATAATGATGATGCTGGACGTGAGGTAGCTGAGGTTCTGTTTGATCTGTTCCCTGATAAAGTACACATCATGGATCATGGTATTCACAAAGACGCTAACGACTTCCTGTTGGCTAAGGCAACAAAGGCATACAAGAGTGCTTGGTGGTCAGCTAAGAAGTATAGTCCAGCAGGGTTTACAGCGGGTGCAGAGGATTGGTTAAAGGCTGTTCATGAGGAGACACCTTACGAGTACACACCTACGTTCTCTGAGGCTCTAAATGTTGTCACAAGGGGTTGGGTCAAGGGTGGTATCACAGTAGTAAAGGCACCAGCAGGTACAGGTAAGACATCTGTGTTCAGAGCAGCACAACACGATCTTGTAGTAAAGAAGAACATGCGTGTAGGTGTACTTCATATGGAGGAACTAAAGAGTACAACAGCGCGGGGTATGGCAACGTATCACCTTGGTAAGAATGTAAACACACAGGAAGACCAAGACTTTTACGATGTAAGTAACGAATCGCTTGACATTGCTATCTCTGAGGTAGTAGAAGACAACAGGTTCGTTGCTTTTGAGGTTAACCCTCAAGACCCTATCGAAGATACGCTAAAGCAAGCTAAGTACGCAGTAACAGTTTACGGTTGTGACTACCTGTTTATCGACCACTTGCAACGACTAGCGTACCTATCAGGTGTTGATGGTGCTACTGCTGCCCTGACGGAATTAGGTGTCCGATTGGTTGAGTTCTCTAAGCGGCGTAACGTGGGAATTATATGTATCTCTCACGTAAACGAAACAGGTCATACTAAGTATGCCAAGAGTGTAGAAGAGGAAGCTATTATGCTAATTGAACTTAAGCGAGACATGAAGGCTGACGGGGATGACGCTAATTATACTGATGTAGAGGTCACTAAGAACCGTCCGTATTCACGTCTGGGTAGTGCTGGTCGTTTGCACTATAACCCTGAGACCACTATTGTAAAGGGAGTAGTTTAGGTATGACTTTTGAAGAGTGGTGGGACAAGCCTGTACAAGGTTCTGACTTCAGTAAAGATCAGATGTCTAAGGATGTTAAGATGTCAGTGTATCAAGAGTTAGGACGAGATTTTGACCTTAAGATAGCTATGAAGGATGCGTGGGAAAATGCTAGAGACAGTATTTGACATAGAAACTAATGGACTCCTAGACATAGTTAACAGGGTACACGTAGTAAGTTACAAAGATGAAACAATGCGTGAGCCTACCTCAATATATGACTACAGGGGAATAAAGGAGTTCTTCAAGGAGGATCGAATATTTATAGGCCACCACATCATAGGGTATGACTTTCCAGCACTATCTAAGGTGTTGCAAGTGTCTAAACCTAAGCGTATAGTGGATACCTACCCTTTGTCAGTTACTCTGATGCCTAACAGGAAAAGTTACGGTCTAGAAGGTTTTGGGGTTGACTACGGTGTACCTAAGCCTGTAGTAAAGGACTGGGAGAACCTGACAAGAGAAGACTACACGTTCCGTTGCGAGAGTGACGTTAAGATCAACTGGCGTCTGTGGGAAGACTTGAGACGCAAACTAGGGGAGTTGTATGGATGACTGTTAAGGAGTTAATCGAAGAACTACAGAAGTTTCCTGAAGACCTAGAGGTTAAGACTTACAATGGTCGGACCGCAGATCGTTTTAACTGGCCTATCTTGGAGGTCTATTTAGAGAAAGGTTGGGAAAAGGGCGAAGATGTGGTTTTTATTGAAGGCAACCTTTAATGAAACCTTTGCACGATGACGCATGGCGCTACATAGAGTATCTTAACTTCAAGATGCAATGCGCTGCCGATCAGGAGAGACTAAAGTGGAAGGTTGATGTACCTAAAGCTAAGGCTCTTCTGGAGACACTAGAAACTATTGAACAGGAGAAACACAAAGAACTGGTTAAGGCTATGCCTAAGAAGGTCATCTTCAAGGCAGTCAATCGCCCCGCGGAGGAAGGCAAGTGGAATAAAGATGGGAGGATGTCTGCAAAATGGGTTAAGTTTGAGGAAAAGCGTAAAGCTAACTGCCAGCCAGAAGAAGTAAAGAGCTTTAATGTGATCGACGGTTATGATGATGGGAACCCAGCTAGTCACGTACAGGTCAAGGATTGGTTGTATAGTTTAGGTTGGCAGCCGTGTACCTTTGACTACAAAAGGGACAACGCAACAGGTGAAACTAGAACTATCCCACAAGTACGGGAAGAAGGAGAATTGACTTCTAGTGTTGTGCTTCTAGCTGACGTAGACCCTGCTGTTAAGGTTCTTGAGGGACTGTCTATAGTACAGCACCGTAAGAGTGTAGTTAAGGGTTTCCTAGCTGCTCTGGATGATGAAGGTTATGTGTTCGCAGGGGTACATGGTCTAACTAACACACTACGTTTTAAGCATGTTAAGCCACTAGCTAACATTACTGGCGTAGATAAAGCATATGGAGAGGAGATACGAGGACTACTTATTGCACCAGAAGGTTATGTACTATGCGGGGCTGACATGGATAGCTTGGAACAAAACACCAAGATGCATTATATGACGCCATATGACCCTGAGTATGTAGCTACACAGCAGACGGAAGACTTCGATGCACACCTAGACCTAGCTAAGTTCGCTGGTGTAGTAACACAAGAAGAAATAGATCAACACAACAAGACGGGTAGTCTTAAGTCAGTAAGAAAGGCATACAAAGTAACGAACTACTCAGCAACGTATGGGATTAAACCTTTAGGTCTATCTCGTAGGGGTGGCTTCTCTGTTAGTGAAGCAGAGAAACTACTAGAATCGTTCTGGAAACGTAACTGGTCTCTTGAGGCTATCGCTAAGGGTACTAAAACTAAGAAGACTAGAGATGGTCAGATGTGGTTGTATAACCCTGTGTCTGGTTTTTGGTACTCCCTGCGACATGACAAGGATAAGTTCTCTACGCTTAACCAAGGTACAGGAGTTTATTGCTTCGATACATGGTTAGGGTATTGCATTGATCTAGGTTTAGATGCTATAGGTCAGTTTCACGACGAAGCTATTTTCTTGGTTAAGTCTGGGGATGAACCTAAGACATCTGATGCAGTTTACTCTGCTATGGACAAGACCAACGAGAAGATAGATTTAAACGTAACACTATCAACTACGCCTGAGTTTGGCGATAACTATTCAGAGATACATTAAGGAGAATGTACATGAAAAACTTAATCTTGACAGCAACTCTAGCTTTAGGACTTACAGCAACATCAGCTATCGCAAGTCCAGCAGAAGATTGCTCTTTACTATCATCAGCTATCTTTGACATTGCAAAAGCGCGAGATATAGGTATTGGTCCTGAAGAAACCTTTGGTATACTTACTGATAACGGACTTAATCCAGATTTAGCAGCATCTCTTCTTGAGCTTGTTTACATCTCAGGTAGCAGTTTTTCACCTAAGAACCTAAAGGATGCAGTATTCGCACGTTGCATTTCAGAACTAGCCTAATATAAGTAACACCACAGCCAACATAAAGGATATATCATATGGCTTTTGTAGACTTCGAAGGAACCGCAAAGTACGCTAAGATTTTTGAACATAACCGTGACATGGGAGACAACCTTGACGATGGGGATCAAAAGACTAAAATCCTCTCTGAGCAAGGTCACTACATACTGAACGTAGAAATCACACCTGAAACCAAGAAAGCTATGATTGCAGCGGGTGTACCTAACAAGGGAATGGTTGGTCAACTGTTCAAAGAAGATTTAGATGGTAACCCTTTCTATAAGTGTAAGCGTCCACACTTTAACCCTCGTATAAATAAAGGTGAAGGTAAGGAGATGGGTGCGCCTGTCGTAATGGATGTAAACGGAGAAGAGTGGGACTCTACAGTTTTGGTTGGTAACGGCTCTAGTCTTAAGGTTCGACTTGATGTTTGGGACGGTAAGATCGTAACTCTCCATGCAGTTAAAGTTATTGATCTTGTAGAGTTCACACCAGATAACACAGGTCTCGAAGGATTCTAATTAACTTGGGGGTCAGCTTAGGTTGGCCCCTAGATTTACCCTAAAGGAATTATAATATGAACACTGAGAAATACACAATGACTTACGAAAGCCCCTATGGTACTAAGGTAACACGGGAGTTCAACGCAGAAGACCTATGGGAACTGTCATACAACATGCTAGAGTTTGTTCGCAGTTCTGGTTATGATTACATTGATATGCTTGAGTTAAGCACACCAGAAGGTGACATCTATCGTGCGGAGACATTGTGTGACTGAGATAGTATTAGTTGACGCAGACATCATAGCTTACAGGGCAGCATTCTCAGCAAAAGATGACAGTGAGAAACAAGCGCGTAGTACAACTGATGACATCTGTAGTAGCATCTTATACGACTGTATGTATCCCTACGACTATACATTAGGTGAGGATACTTTCTTATATCTAACAGGGAGTAACAACTATCGTTTTGATATAGCAACTATAAGACCCTACAAAGGAAAGAGAGGAGAGAAACCTATACACCTAAAGGCTACAAGAGACCAACTAAAGACACGCTGGTTAGCTGAGGTAGTAGAGGGTCAGGAAGCAGATGATGCACTAGGGATTAAGGCTACGGAGTTGAATGGGGATTGCACTATAGTCTCCATAGACAAAGACTTGCTTATGATCCCCTGTACACATTATAACTTCGTGAAGAAAGAGTGGACAGAGGTAAGCCAAGAACAAGGAGATTACTTCTTCTACAAGCAACTTCTAACAGGAGATCAAGTGGATAACATTCAAGGTGTAAAGGGTGTCGGACCTAAGAAGGCTGATAAGGCATACGAAGGCTGTACTACAGTAAAGGAGATGTATACTAAGGCACTAGAGATGTACAACGGGGATGCTGATGTTCTCCTAGAGAACGCTAGGCTGTTGTGGTTACGTAGGTATGAAGGTGAAATGTGGGAGCCTCCAGTATGACAAGTGTAACTTTTGATAACTACTCAGTAAGACCCCTGAAATCTAAGGTAGCCAAAGATTACATCAGAGAAAACCACTATTCGAGGTCTTGTCACAACGGGCCTTCACCCTGCTACGGTTTGTTTTTAGAGGATCAAGGTGTCTTAATAGGTGCCTTGTGCTTTGCAACCCCTTGCTCTGAAAACGTAAGGTCTAGCGTCTTTGGCCCTAAGTATAAAAACAACGTAACTGAGTTACATAGGTTGTACATAGAAGATGCTCCTCTGGGAGAACCTACACCTAAAGGTACTGAAAGTTGGTTTATCAGCAGATGCTTAAAACGCCTCAAAAAAGACAAGCCGCATATTTGGGCAGTCTTAACATTTGCTGATAGCACAGAAGGGCATACAGGTGTAATCTACAAAGCAACAAACGCTCTTTTCTGTGGTATGACATCAAAGGCAACTTTCTACCTTGACTTGGAAGGTAGGCTTAGACACCCAAGGCAAAACGGTGTAAATATAAAAAGTGATGTGGCTAAGGAGAGAGGTTGGACGCCCGTAAAAAGGTTTTCAAAAAGCAGGTATCTGTATTTACTACCCGACAGTAAAGGTCACAAGAAGGAGTTAAAGAGGTTGTGTAAGTATGAGTAACAAACGTAAGGCAGCACAACTAAAGTATGGGGTACGCTCAGGTCTTGAGGCTGACAACTGTAAGCACCTAGAAGATAGAGGTATTCCATACGAGTACGAGAAGCATAAGATCAAGTGGGAGGATCACCAGTGGCGTTACTACACACCTGACTTTGTGTTATATTATAACGGTATCATCATAGAAACTAAAGGGCGGTTCGTAGCCGCAGATAGACGAAAGCACTTGCGAATCAAGGAGCAATACCCTAAGTTGGACATACGGTTTGTTTTTACCAATTCAAACTCTAAGATCAACAAAGGTAGTAAGACCTCCTATGGTGATTGGTGTGAGCGTCATGGGTTCTTATATGCTAACAAGGTTATACCTGAGAGTTGGCTAGAGGAACCTGAAGTTGAGATGAGAATTAACGGAGACTAAAGATGGTTGATAAGATCGTAGACCTACTGAGAGCTAATGGTGTAGACCTAGAGGATGCACTATTTTACCTAGGAACCTACTTACAAGATGAGAAGGCAATTAAAAATGACTAAAGACATCCTAGTATTCAGTTGTGCGCATACGGCACCTGAAGTAAGTAATGAGCGTTTCGATTGGTTAGGTAAGTATATCGCTGAAGTGAAACCTGATATGGTTATAGACTTAGGTGATGGTGCTGATATGTGCAGTCTTAATAGCTTCGACACCCGTTACCCACAGGCTGTAGTGATGCAGAACTACGGTGACGATATAAACCACTACAATGAGGCTCAGGATCGTCTACGGTCTCCGTATAAGAAGCTGAAGCGTAAGAAACTCCACTGGGTAGGGTTTGAGGGGAACCATGAAAATAGAATCAAGAAAGCTATTGCAGAAAGCCCCAGAAATGAGGATAGGACGGGACAAGGTTACGGGATTTCCTTTGGGCATCTTCAAACAGACCAGTGGTTCGATGACTACCATGAATACTACAATAGCGCCCCCTCAATCGCTAACTACTGTGGTGTTGACTTTGCTCATTTCTTTAGTTCTGGGAACTATGGGACAGCTACTTCTGGTATTCACCATGCTTACTCCGTCATCAACAATAGGCACAACTCTTCTGTGTGTGGTCATAGTCATAAACGTGATGTGTACTTTAAGGATGATGCTGGTAGTATTGGGATGGTGGTTGGCTGCTACAAGGGACATGAGGAAGCGTGGGCGGGTCAGGCGAACCTAAGCTGGTGGAATGGTGTAGTCCTAATGAAAGGGGTTGACAACGGTAGGTTTGAGCCTATGTTCGTGTCTATGGATATGCTAGAGAAGGAATATGGGAATGGATGATAAACCTACTATGGAAGAACATTGGGGTGGCGATAAGTGTTGGTACTTAAACGATAAGCTACACCGAGAAGATGGCCCTGCTATAGAATATTCTAATGGCGATAAGTCTTGGTACTTGAAAGGTAAGCTACACCGAGAAGATGGCCCTGCTGAAGAATGGGCTGATGGCACTAAGGAGTGGTGGTTGAACGGCGAGGAAGTGACTGAAGAAGAGGTTATGGGAATGAATGATAAACCTACTATGAAAATAAACGAACACGGCACTAAGTTATGGACTTTGAATGGAGAACTACACCGTGAAGATGGTCCCGCTATTGAGTGGTGTCATGGTGATAAAGATTGGTACTTGAATGGTAAACTGGTAACTGAAGAAGAGGTTATGGGTAATAAAGAAACTAAAGATAACGTAAACAGTCCAAGTCACTACAACCAATCAGGTATAGAATGTATTGATGCTATCAAGGCTTCTCTTGGTAATAGTTATCAAGACTACTGCAAAGGTAACGTGATGAAGTACCTTTGGCGTTATAAGTACAAGAACGGTATTGAAGACTTGAAGAAGGCTCAGTGGTATCTTAATTCAATGATAGAAAGTGTGGAATAACAATGTTAGTAGAAACAATATTTATGGCTGTAACCGTTACTTTACTAGGCTACATTGCATATACTCAATATAAGTCACATATCTTAAATGAGTTAACTCTTATAAGTCTAATATCTTTTTTAGAAGAACTTGAAGGGAATAAGGATCATGGGAAAGAGAAGTTCCTACACTAGACGGGATAGAGATGCTTACTTTACACCAATTAAAGCTGTAGAGCCTCTTATTGACCACCTACCGTACCAAGGGTTTAAATACTTAGAACCTTGTGCTGGTGATGGTAGACTTGTGAGCCACATCTCAGAACTTACTCAAGGTTCTGGGGTGTGTACTCATAAGAGTGATATTGAGCCTCAAGCAGATGATGTTAAGAAGTACGATGCAATGCACCTTCTAGCTTGTAAACCTTTAGACTTCTGCATAACTAATCCACCTTGGGATAGAAAGTTCTTGCATCCCTTCATTGAGTGGTATAGTGTTCAGTTACCCACTTGGTTACTATTCGATGCCGATTGGATGCACACTAAGCAGTCAGCAGAGTATATGACTATGTGTAAAAAGGTTGTATCGGTTGGAAGGATTAAGTGGATAGAAGATAGTAAGAGTGTAGGTAAAGATAACTGTTGTTGGTATCTCTTTGATTATCACCACAGAGGGCCAACAGAATTTTATGGGAGATTACTTTGATTAGAGATATGGAACCAGAAGAACGAGGTCGTGCTGCTGAAAGGTCTCGAATTAACCAAAGGTTAGACTACTTCAAGTTCGTAGAGTCTATGATCTTGACTAAAGGTTCTGACCGACTGCTAGAGAATACACTAGGTCTCGTAGGTGAGGCAGGTGAGGTAGCTGAGAAGATCAAGAAGAAAGTACGCGATGGAAATATTGATCTTGAGGGGTTGCAAAAGGAATTAGGTGATGTTATCTTCTACTGGTATGCACTACACGGTGCATTAGATTTAGACCCAGAAGTAACAAAGACTATGAACATGGATAAGTTAAACTCTCGTAAGGAACGAGGGACACTACAAGGGAATGGAGATAACAGATGAATTGGCTACCTATCAGCGAAGCGCC